GAGTCAGAGATGCGGCGAATCGTTGAGACTGTCATGGACAAAGTTGATCGGAATGTGGTCAAGTAATGGCATCAGTAAATATTCCCATCATCTCCGAGTTTGATGCCAAGGGCACACAGAAGGCGATTAAAGAGTTCCAGTCGCTTGAAGGCGCGTCTAAGAAGGCACAGTTTGCTATTAAAAAAGCAGCGATCCCAGCAGCCGCAGCGGTCGCAGGATTAGGCATTGCCCTCGTAGGCGCTACTAAAGCGGCAATGGAAGACCAAGCCGAGCAGGTACAGCTAGCGCTTGCACTCCAGAATGTCACTGGCGCGACCGATGCACAGATCGCATCACAAGAAGACATGATTACAAAGATGAGTCTCGCGTCAGGCGTAGCGGACTCTGAACTTCGCCCGGCACTGGCGTCACTTGTGCGCGGAACTAAAGACATTGAGGAAGCCAACAAAGCCTTAGCACTTGCACAAGACATCTCCGCAGGATCAGGGAAAGACCTTGCGACCGTATCCGACGCTCTTGCAAAGGCTTACGGCGGAAACATGAAAGGACTTGCCGCACTTAGTCCAGAAATTAAAGCCATGATCAAAGACGGTGCATCTTTGGAAGATGTAATGAATGTGCTTGGCGGATCTTTTGGTGGGGCTTCTGCCGCAGCTGCCGCCACTGCCGAAGGCGGAATGAAGCGTCTTGGAATTGCATTGGCAGAGACAAAAGAGTCAATCGGCGCAGCGCTCATCCCAGTAGTCGAAGCCTTGCTCCCGTACCTGATCGCCTTTGGCGCGTGGGCACAAGAAAACACAAAGGTCTTCCTTATTGTCGCAGGCGCAATCGGTGGAATCGCAGTGACAATCTTGGCGCTTAATGCCGCTATGAAAGTTTATGCAGCCGCACAAATGATCGTGAACGGCGTGGTCGCAGTGTTTAACGCTCTTCTATTTGCCAACCCTGTCACACTTGTCATCTTGGCGATCGTCGCGTTTATAGCAATCTTGACCGCGCTCTATTTTAAGTTTGAGACCGTCCGAAAAATCGTAGACACCGTATTTGATGCAATGCTCGCAGGCGGCAAAGCAGTCTTCAACGGACTCACTACCTACTTCACAGCAGTATTCAACATCTACAAATCGCTCTTTAACGGCATCGCCAAACTATGGAATAACACAGTCGGCAAACTGTCTTTTGGCATCCCTGACTGGGTGCCCGGTATAGGTGGCAAAGGCTTCTCCGTCCCGAATATTCCTATGCTCGCGGACGGTGGAATCGTGACAGGGCCAACGCTTGCAATGATCGGCGAGCGTGGCCCTGAAGCGGTCATCCCACTATCTGGACGCGGTGGTGGAATGGGCAACTACACGATCAACATCACAGGCGGTCTTGGCTCAAGCGCGGAGATCGGCACAGCTGTCGTAAACGCGATCAGAGCGTTCAATAGGACAAACGGCCCTGCGAACATAGCGGTCGTCTAATGGCTGGCGTAGCGGTACTTGGGTCAGGTAACTACGACCTTGAGATTGATACAGGGTACGACTGGAACGCTTTCACACTTGACGACGATCTCAAAGGCGAACTAAACAATACCGAATATGTGCTTGACGGTACATCCCAGTTTGCAAGCGTCTTAGACGGCGCGATCTCACTGACTGCAAAGCGCGGACGCGCTAACACGGGCGACCAATTTGCTTATGGCACGATGAACTTCACACTTAACGACACTTACGCCGACGGAGTGTTCAACCCTTTCGACACAACTTCTCCGTACTTTGATCCGAACAATAATCAGCCCGGGCTAGCACCGCTCCGCGAAGTCCGCTTCTCTCGATACAGCTCAACCAATGTCAAAGAACTTTTGTGGGTCGGCTATATCGTGAACTACGACTACACCTTTACGCTTGGCGGACTAGACACAGTGACCGTAAATTGCGCGGACTTCTCCTACCAGCTTGGACAGACCTTTCTTGCTGAATGGAATGTCACAGAACAGCTCTCAAGCGAGCGTTTTAATGACCTGCTAGATCTGCCAGAAGTCGCTTACACGGGCACACGGAGCATTGAGACAGGCGTGGCGACCCTTGGCGGTGCAGCTGCCTACACAGTTGCCAACGGTACATCGGTCGCAGGGTACGCCAACAAAATCAATGAAGCCGAGCAGGGCAGGATCTTTGTGGATCGAGAAGGCACTATTACCTTCCAGAAGCGCATCGGACAGACGCTTGGAGTCCCTGTTGCCGAGTTTCATGACGACGGTACGCAGATCGGCTACAGCGCTATAGACATCTCTTTTCAAGCGGACACGGTCGTAAACCGCGCGTCTATTCAACACGCTGGAGCAACATCGCCAGAGGTCGCAGAAGACCTAGTTAGTCAAGCCGCATATCTTGTGCAGACGCAGTCAATTACAGACTCGCTTTTGCATAACGACGCCGCCGCTTTAACACTTGCCGAATACCTCATTAGTCCAGATCCCGAAGCACGCTTCAACTTTTTAGGCACCGAGTTCCCCGGCACATCTGCACTAGATCAAGACACCTTGGCTCTCCTTGATGTCGGCGACCTGATCAACATCCAAAAATCAATCACCACTTCGGCAGGCCCAACCCAATTCGCACAAGACCTCACCATTGAAGGACTGGAGCACCGTCTTACTTTGTCGGCTGGGCACGCAGTCACCTACTTCACCTCACCGACCACAGTCGTTTATGAGCTCATCTTAAATGACATTGTGTATGGCACACTCGACGAAGAAAATGTCTTAGGATAAAGATTATGACTACGCCATTCCCATTCGTCTCTGGGGCTGTATTAACAGCGGCCCAACTAAACGCAATTACGACGCTCCCGATCTCCGCAAAAACTGCTAACTATACTTTGGCGGTTGGTGATGTCGGTTATCGAGTCCAAATGACTAACGCAGGATCTACAACGATCACAGTAAACACAGGCATCTTTGCAGCTGGCGACACTATTTGGATTCAGAATATGGGCGCTGGCACTTGCACAATTACCGCAGGCACAGCAACAGTTGGAACGGCATCATCTTTAGCGTTGGCACAATATGGAGGTGGCACGCTTGTATTCCAAAGTGCTAGTGCTGCTACTTTTTTTAGCCAACAGGCAGCGACATACGGCGCGGCTACAGGTGGCACAGGTTTTGTTGCAGGCCCGACAGGTTATGTTTACACATCGTTTTTAACTGACTCAAATTTGACTGTCACTCGCAGTGGGCTCTTTGATGTGCTTTTGGTGGGTGGGGGCGGCGGATCATGGAATAACGCAACAGGATCAGGAGGCGGCGGAATTGCAAACGCAACTGTCTACCTAGCGGCAGGAACTTACGCAGTTGATGTTGGTGCAGGCGGCGCAACAAACAGCGTGGGATTTGCAAGCACTATCGGATCAGTTGCAATCGGCTCGCATGTTGCGCCAGTAGCAGTTGGTGGTGGTTACGGTGGCATACCAATAACAGGATCTGCTAGTGGTGCTATTGGTAAAGTACCTGCACAAGCACCGTTTGCAGCGGGAACGGACAGCGCTAACGCTGGAGGCGGCGGCGCGGGCGCGGGCGCGGCAGGCGCTAACGGGGTAAGCACCACGGGCGGCAATGGCGGTCAGGGCTACGATGTCAGCGCTTTTATAGGCGGAAGCGCACTCTATAAAGCTCCAGGTGGGGGCGGCGGCGCGTCGGGCACAGGTGGAACAGGGGGCGCAACAGGGGCCGGAAATGGCGGGTCAGGCGCGGGAGCAGCAACAGCAGGCGCAGCCAATTCTGGCGGTGGTGCAGGTGGTATTTGGTTAGGTTCAGGCGCGGCAGGCGGTAGCGGAATCGTATATGTCAGGACAAAATCATGATCGTTGCACAATACTTTGCACAATTAGACGACAACAATATTGTCATCAATGTTGCTGTAGTTACTCGACTATTTTTAGAAGAAAACCCAGAGCGTTATCCCGGCACATGGGTAGAAACTTTTGTTGATGCACCAAACAAAACTTACGCAGGAATTGGCTTTACTTATGACCCAGCAACACAAGACTTTATTGCACCATATGTACCACCGAGACCACCACTTAATGAAACGCTTAATCCTTAGTTTAATGCTGGCACTTGTCCTGACCGCTTGTGCAGATCGCAATCGTGAAAACTGCAACACTACAAAAGCAAAAGGACTACTAGAAAGGCGTTGCACATGAACCCAAACAACCGCTTAACTAACGAAGAAATTAAAGCTCGACTTATTCTCATCGTAGGAATCGGACTTACTGCATCGTTCGTTATGGCGATCGCATCGCTTATCTTTGGACTTCTCTTTGTCGTGCAACCTGTAGAGCAGAGCCCGAATGACGCCGAAGCATGGGGAGTTTTGTCGCCGATGCTTATGACTCTTGCAGGGGGGCTTATAGGTCTTTTAGCAGGTAACGGGCTTAAAGACCGACCTAAAGATCCGCCAACATTATGAGCGTGATCCCAGCGAACCCAGCAGTCCCAAACTCGAGACCGTACACAGGTAACTCCGACGGAGCCGCAGCTGGCCCTAGAAGCGGAATGGACGAATGGATCAGACAAGCAATTCGCTTAGGCAACGGAGCCTTTTGGAATAATGGGTCGTGGGGAATACGCGACATGCGCGGATCAACAAACTTGTCAGTGCATGCCACAGGGCGCGCAGTAGATCTTTCGTATCGCAAGTCAGACAAAAACCCAACCGCTAATCGCAAGGGCACGATGGACTTCTTCAACATCGTCACAGCCAACGCAAACGCACTTGGACTTGAGTGCATCCTTGACTACCTACTCAAGCCTTACGGACGCGGATGGCAATGCACTCGACAAGCATGGAGCAAATATTCCAAGCCAACAATTCACGGTGCACCCGGGGGCGACTGGTTGCATGTAGAGATCTCGCCAGCAATGGCAGACTCTCCAGCCCTTGTCAAACAAGCCTTTCAGAGAGTGTTCGCCGAAATCCCCCAATAGCGCACACT